GAATGGATCATAGGAGCGCCATTTACGAGTTGAGTGATATGCGGATTTTCTTGCAAGTATGCATCAAGTTCCGATATCGACATAAAGTTTTCATACTCTTCGCCAGTATCATTGTTTAAAAATTTATATGTTGGCATCATTATTTCCAATTATTGTTATCATTAAGATCGTCAATATCTTGATCGTCATCATCCACAAGAGCAGAAACGTCTTTAGTTCTTAAAGCACGTTCAACTCTTTTAGCTTTACGTTTGTTTTCTCTTTGCCTTGGATCATCGTGATAGTTATCATCTTCATGAGAGTAATCGTTCTTACGAAATTTCTTTAACGCTGATTTGCTCATTCTACAATAAGACCTGGTAGTCCCTCTGATACGTGTTGTAATGTAATACCATTAAATGGCATCTTTTTATCTTTAATAGCACAAAGAAGTTTAGCGTCTTCTTTATCTACTCTTTCTAGCAACTCAACAAACATAGACTCTCTTTTTGTTTGCGGAAGATTGTCATAGAATCCCTTAATAAAGTAACGTAATTTTTCGCAATCTTTAATAAGGACATGTTGTTGATCTACGAGATCGTTTGGTCTATAAGGAGGTTCTCCTTCTGGAAGTAGCCATACTACTGAGGGATCATATGCTCCCTGTAAAATAATTCGAAGAGGAATACTATCATTTGCTCTAAGAGCATCAATCTTTTCCTGCGTTCTCTTTAGTCTAGAAACCTTTAATAGAAATTCACAAATTCCAACCTGCATTAAAATTCTCCAAGATGTTCAGTTAAGTTTTTCAGTTTATTATTGATAAAATATGTCAAGAGTTTACTTCTATCACGATTTTCTTGAGAATTAAACTGCTCCATTACTTTCTCACGAATCGTCTCAGGCGTGAAACTCAGATCGATAAGCTGTGCGTTACGAGAATAATTCCTAGCTATATTAGATTCCATTTCATTTAAGTCTGTCCCCATAATCTTTTCCATTTTTTTAGCTGTCAATGGCCGCTGCCTGTCACCAACAACGAAACAATTATCTGGAGAAAGAACATTGGGAACACCATCTCCTGCATCGCCCTTTAAAATATGCTCATGTAGGAAACGTTCTGGGTCTTCGTGTTTGATCCATTTCTTTCGAGTAGGATCATACTGAGAAACATTAGAGTAAGTGTGCAACTGTATAAAATCTTTGTCACCCGATAAGATAAGAATTTTCTCACCAGTATTTAGTCCAGAACCGAATTTAGTTACTAGGGTTGCAATGATGTCATCAGCCTCTGCGGACTCTACATCCAGAACCTTATAGGGAAAATATTCTTTTAATTCTGACCGAATCTTATTCAAGCATTCAAAGATATTCTTCCAATCCAGTTCTGAAGATTCGATATTCTTCTTACGGTTGGCTTTATAATATGGAAAGATTTTCTTACGCCAGTAATTTGTATTATCGCAAGCAATAATTAGCTCACCGTAATCATCTTTAAATTTTTGGCGATAAGACCTTAGAGAATTTAGAATCATATGGCGAACCATATTTTCTTCTAGCTGAGCATTAGTATGATTACCTAATTGCATCAACAAATTGGATAACATAACTTGATTCAGATCAACAATAATCACAACATCACCTGTAAGTTAGATTTCTTCTTCTGGTTCTTTCAAATCTATATTAATAGAGTCTACTATCTTAAAGACTCCTTCCTCATCCTCGTTTACCGAGAAAACATTTTCTGCTAATACTTGGAACGGATGATAGATACCATAATGTTTACACATTAAAGATCTTAATGCTTCAATAATAAAAGCTCCATCTTTTATGTCTTCGTCTATATCTTCTTCGGCTAATCCAAATCCGGCAATGTCTAGCTGGTTAAAGATCATAGGAGCAAGATTAGTTATCGTTTCTTGGATATGATACTGTTTCATCATTTCAAGATTATGTTGTATGTCTTCGAGTTTCTGTTGATCTGTGGGATGAACATAAGATTTCGGAAATACAACAACATTATTAGCAGAATTAGACATAGTATTATATTACCTTAATTGTCATAATTTGTCAATATTATTTATTAATCATGATAATACACAACACTAGATCCTGTTCCAAAAAATCTAAAATCATAAATTCTACAATCTGTATCTGTCGTTACTGCTTTAGAGACTTTCTCTCTTTTGTTTTCGTCTACGTAAAATATGAAAAATCCTCCACCACCAGCGCCCAACAGTTTTCCTCCGAGAGCTCCTGCCTTAATAGCTTTATCGTAGACTGAATCGAAATAATCTTGAGTAATGTCTTCGCATACACCTTTTTTGTCAGCCCATGCTTCATGAAGAAGATTACCAAAATTATCTAAATCATTTTTGTGTAAATAATCTAGAGCAGTATACGCTTTATCTCGAGAACGTTTAACTAAATTAAATTTATCAATATTAGACATTGCTTTCTGTTGTTTCTGTAGAATGTTATTAGCATCTCTACCTCTTCCTGAATAGACAAGAATGAGTTTGTTTTCTAATCTATCCATGGATGGTTTTGATAATGAAATGGATTCTACATTTACTTTACCATTTCTTTTGAATTCGAATAGATTAAACCCTCCGAAAGTAGCAGCATATTGATCCTGTTTTCCAACAGGATAACCACATTTATTCATTTCTATTTCACAAGCAATCTCTGCTATAGATTCTCTTGTGCATGTTTCGTTTCTTAATGTTGATAGTGCTTTAGTAAGCCCGACAGTAAAAGCAGAAGAAGAACCCAACCCTGAACCCTTAGTAACAATGTCACTAATAGAAGCTGTAGTAATTTCTTTATCAATACTAAAATACTTTAGCGATTCTCTGGTAATCGCATGTTGCATTTGTTCTAGATCATGATGCTCTTCAACGTCATCATACATACATTTAACACCCATATATGGAACTTTATGTGCAAACACATGAATAAATTTATTAATAGTTACTGAAAGCGCAGCACCATCTTCTTTTTCATAGAACGATGGCATATCAGAACCTCCAGAAAAGAAACTAACACGTAAGGGAGTTCTTGTTACTATCATTTAAGTTGTCCTATAAACAAACTGTTGTGCAGGAAAAGCTCTAGACTCAGTTGTTGGATACTTTTTAACTAAACTGTCTAATAGACTTTCCCATTGACCGTGCACCTTTTCAATATGGTAACGATTGTCAGTATAACTCTTTACGAATTTAAGATATTTAATTACTGTATCATTATCTTCTGTATATCTTTGGTATGCTGAGTTTAATTCTTGATAAAAGATATTAGCATGAATATTTGGATCGCTGTCTCCTTGGTACATAAAATTCAAAGAACCAGAAGTTTCTGCAAGTGCTCCATAATTAGGATGAACACAAAGCAATCCTGCTGACATTGCCTCAAGCATGGCTCTACAAGAAGTTTCAATCCATGTAGAAGGATATGCATGAATGTGTGCAGTTTTTAGATATTCTTTTAGCTCTTCGTTAGGAGTAAATCCATGATAAGTCGTCTTAGGATGATTACGAATTTGATCATACAAAGGTTCGAATTGTTTATCAGCATCATCCCATCCATAAATCTTAAAAGATGAGAACACATCAAGATGAACATTGTCATATTTCTGAGAAAATAAATCAAATGTTGGAATTAATAGGTTCAAACCACGTTGAGGTGTAGAAGTGTAACAGAACCTAATAGTATCTGATTTCTTTTTTTCCCAGTCAACTTTAATTGGATCGAAGCCAGATTCTAGCACTGTGCACTTTTGGCTGTATGGGAATCCCAACACAGTCCTGTACTGCTCGTACTGCCAGTTTGAAATAAAAACAAAATGATGGAACTTATCACGATAAGATTCATCCTTAAACAACTGAGACTCTGGATCATGAGGTAAATCATGACACCAGAAAATACGAATCTTATCTTCTTCCAGATCTCTAACTCTTGAACATACAATTTGTGTTTGTTCAAGTAGTTCTGGTTTAATAAGACCTGCTAGTTTACGTTTAGCAATCTCTGTTCCACCATTAGCGTTTGCGGAAATTTCATTCTCTTCAAATCCACTCATTAGTCAATCCTATATCCTGATTTAACAGCATCATTATAAAACATTTGAACTGTTTCTTGTGAAAATTCTTCTAGATCTTTACCAATAAGATTTAGCTTTTTAATTTGATCATGAAGCATAGTAATGATATGACAGCCAGCATGCTGAGCCATTGCTAAATGATATTGTTCTCTACAAGAAGCCCATAGGAACTTTACTGACTCAAGTTGTTCTGGTTCAAGATTCCAACTTTCAGATATACATTTATATGTATGGGCTACAGGATCTTTCATTGTATCAGCAATACGTCCAGCAAAAATAGAGATAATAACTGGAGTTGTAGTGCTTAAAGATTCTAAAATCTTAGCAGTTTGTTCTTGTGTAAACACTGCTGTAACATTAACCTTTACGCCCTCTGAATTCAACTTATGAATAAGGCTGTAATTTGGAATGCCTTTCGTATTAGTTACTGGAATCTTTACGAACACATCATATCCAGCTTCTTCGCCCCAAGATGCAATCTTTTTTGCCTGGATATACATTTCGTCTTGTTCGTCAGCAAACACCTCCAAACTGATGTTCGTGTCTGGTCGAGTTTGTTTTAATTTCAAGATAATATCACGAGCGAACTTTTCATACTCAGTGATTCCAGCTTGTTTCATTAATGTCGGATTTGTAGTAAACCCTTTTACGACTGGGTTTTCTGCTGCTTTTAGAATACCATCATAATCAGCGCCATCAGCATATATCTCAATCATTTTCCACCCTCATTCTGTTCAATAATCTTGGAAGATTCTAATAAATTTTCAGCATCATAATCTGGTGCAATATACTTATATTCTTCTGGTGGATCCCAAATACCACCAACATATATAGTTTTCAATCCACTTTTTTTACCAGCAACAATATCTTTCCAACTGTCACCAATCATCCAACTACGTTCTCTTGTAACTTTAAATTCTTTTATTACTTTTTCAATCATACCATTATTAGGTTTGTAATCTGGAGTATTACGTTCCATCGCACAACTAATTGTATCGACTTTAAGATCTTTTTTCATTGCTTGATTCATGACATCAAGAGTTTCTTTAGTCATATATCCATCATTAACATCTGGTTGATTAGTTACCACGTGAGTAGTATAACCTAATCTTTTGATTTTGTAGATTGCATCTTCTACTCCATCAATGTAATCAAATTCGGAATAATACCAAGGGCCAACATGTTTTGGATTTTCGCGACCCTTAATAAGTTTGTTGATCGTTCCGTCGCGATCAAGAAAAACTGCTTTTACCATTTTGTTTTATTCACCTGTAAATCTGGATGAGAAACAAGACAATGCCAAACTACTGCTTGGAATGCCTCCGAATGCGGAGTAACTCTTGATGGTTCTACTGGTGGTATCACAACTACGCATGTACCTTCATTGTTCGTATAACCATCTGGTCTTCCAACAATACCATAAACCCTTGCGCCAATACCTTTAACATAATCAATTGCTTTAATAAGTCCAACTGATACATTCTTTTCTTTATTTCCACCACCAACTGATAGAATGAAAATAGCATCTTTAGAAGAAAAATTACTTACCTTGAGGAATTCGACGAAAATGGTTTCAAACCCTTCGTCGTTTGTTCTAGCCGTAAGTTCGGGGACATTGTCGGTGGGGCAGTAAGCTTCAATCCCGCATAACTTCCTAAGATCATTAACCATATGGGAAGCGTTGCCAGCAGAACCACCAACACCGAGCACAAAAACCCGACCATTTTGTTCTTTAGTATATGCCAACTCATCTGCTAATCTTTCTATTTTACTCTTATTAATTACTGTTGCAATTTCAATAACCTCTCTGAAGAAAATATTAATAAAACTCATTTTGCCCTCACTTGTATATTTTAAAAGCTACTTGATGAACGCCATATTTACCAAGGCATTCCCATTTGTAATTCGTTTCATCTAGAAATTCGTTCCATGCTTTCCATTCATGATTTTGCCATACTTCATAATCTATAAGTTCATCAAAACAAATTATTGATCCATCTTGGAACATATTTTTAAAATTATCAAACACGCATTTAGTAGAAGAATATAAATCGCAATCAATATGAACGAAAGCAATTTTCTTATCTTTATGTTTTTCAACAAAATCTGATAATGTATCTTCAAACCAACCTTTAATTAGTTTTACGTTACCTGGTACTTCTGGTACATCGCATGCAAATTCACCTTTACCACAAATGTGCCAAGCCTTAGGCAATCCTTCGAATGAATCAAATCCATATACTGTCTCGGTAGTCGCTTCAGCTATTTTTTTTATTGTACTGCCTTTGTGTACTCCGAATTCCATATAAAGACCTTGGCCAGCCATTTTTACATATTCTTCTAATGGACCTCCTGGAGTATTATTAATTGTTTCCAGCATTAACTCTTTTCCTTAATTCTGAACTTGAATAAGTATGTTTTCTTTGTATATAAACTATTTTGATTTTTTTCTTTTCGCAAATGTCAGCACCATGTATATATTGACCAAGATAATCATCTCCAATAAATCTGACATTCACATTTAAAATAGATAACATATTTAATAAGTCCAATTCAGTATCATAAGGAACAACTTGATCTACGCAAGAAAGAGCAGTTAATTGTATCCATCTTTCTAGAGTTGTCTGAATAGGTTTATTTTTAATAGGTCGATCAATAGTGGGATCAGTTTGTAATCCCACTATTAATATATCGCATTGCCTTTTGCATTCTTGTAACATACTTACATGACCAGCATGTAAGAGATCAAAAGAACCAAAAGTAATTCCTACTATCATGCTTGCCTTTTTAGGAAAGTAGTTTCAACTTTCTTGGCATCAAAGAACGCTTTAACAAGAGTAATAACAATTTTCTCGTTAAATTCTTTACAAGAAAAAACATCTAGGTAAATATCATCTGTTTCGTTTACGAAATGAGCGCAGATATTACTTGTTTCAATTAATTGAACTAAAGTATATCCTGCTTTATTACCAGATCCGAAATTTACAATCTGTGGATCCCCATAAGCAACCATATCAATATCCTTGACTAATTGCTTGGTAAAATTAAAGATTGTATAATAATCTGTAATAGCTGAGTGATCACACCCGGATGCATTAATCATCAGATGATAACCCCAGTAAGTCTTTTCTGTCATTGACGTTCCTTTCTAATCCATTATTGATAAGTATCTAGTACTTGAATATATTCTATAGAATCAATACGGAAAGAACGCCAACCCCCAGTCTCAAGATCCCAAGTTACAATAACTTCTGGATTTTTTTGATGATAATCTTTTTCTTCACTAATAGTTTCTTTACTATATTGTTCGGGAAGAAGATCTGGTCTGAGAGAACAACGCAATCTCCGCTTGTCGCCATTTAATTTCGTAAAATAAACTTCACATGCATACTTACGAAGATCATTAAGAATAGTATCACGTTCAAACATCATATTTAAGCTCCTTAGTAACTACCACCTTCGAGTAAAATTTTACGGTGGTCGTTCGTTTCTTCAGCGAGGTGCTGTTTTAATTGTTCGAATCCTCCGATGTTAAATCCATCTATAACGATTACCGGATATGATTTTGCTTCCGGGAACTTTGATAGAAGAATTTCTCGTGTAAAATCTTCGTTGAGCTTATACTCAATAAAACCTTTTCCGAGATTTTTGAGGATTGTTTTTGCTTGGTTGCAGAAACTGCAGTTATCTTTAGAATAGATCTCAATCGCCATTTAACATCATCTCCCAATATTGCTTGATATGATCTTTATTTGACGGATCATATCCTAGTTCATACATATCGTACTCAACCAAAAATTCTAGATCGCTCTTGATATCCATAATATCCTCCACCAGTTAAGAACCAATTATACTAAATTTTTAATGGAAAGTAAACTCTTATTTTAAAGAGAGTTCTTTATCTTTTAATGAAGCCTCGTATTTATTCATCTTGTCAATATATCCACGGTTACGAAGTTCCTTAAATACTAGGTTTTCTCGAGAAAACTCCCCAAACCTCTGCAAGCCAGCCGTTCGCATGTTTTTAAACTTTGTTTTTAAAACATCAAACTGTTCTGTTGCCATTTTGGTTTTCATCATATGATCGATGGTGTGCATATAATGCGAAACTTTTTGTTTTAATAGATGGTCGTTTCTGAAATCATAATCGCATTTAATTGGTTTAAGAACCCATTCATCGTTTTTAAGAGAATATACGCCTTGGTTTTTTGGGTATGTAATTTTAGAATCCTGAGCGTATGGCTCCAAAGGATATCCGTAAACGTCAATGGTATGAGTGAGAGTCCATAAAGATTTTTTGTCTTGAAGATATTCTTCAACATATTTTGGATTATCAAATAATTTATTACGGTCAATAATAAGATGAACGTCTATATCTGATTTACCAGTATAATTGTAATTAGCATTTCCACCAGTCATGACAACATCTTGAATCATGTTTGGTGGGATTTTAGCGAATTTAGCCCAGGTATCAGCAAATTTAAGAAGAGCTCTACGAACTTCTGGCTTCAATTTATCCTCAGAGTTCCATAATTTAGGATTTAACTGATTATGATACTGAAGGCTAATTTTTAGTTCTGTAAGATATTCGCTAAAATTTAACATTTGATGGTCCCCGAAATACAGTATTGTTATTTATATTCCGGGGAAACTCTTATTTTACTTTGATGTACGAGGCTTTGATCTGTTTCTTTTCTAGAATTTCAAAACCATTCTTAAAGAGAATCTCTTCTTCGATTAGCTTGTCATGATCATACATCCACAAATCATCAAAAACATAAGTAGCCCCAACAGGTGCACGTGTCACAAAAAACTCTACTTCTTTCTTTACGTTTTCGTTATCATGTGGACCATCAAAGAAAACAAAAGCATACTTATCTTCTATAGATTTGAAATTGTCATAAACTGGAACACCGTCTGAATATCTAGCAAAGAACTCTGAATCTTCTAGACAGAAGAAAGTAAAATTAAGTCCAGCATTATAAGCATAGAAATATAGAGAAGGAATAATCCGATTACGCATAGTATTATCATAATCAAATCTTTGAGGAGAAGTAATTTCTTTAGATTGCGGATCGCCTTCAATCTCTCTGTCTGGATTATGTAGAGTCATATTTAAATTAGTGCAAGGGATTTCAATATTTCCGTATGGGTCAATACAAAACATTGAACGATTTGTATCTCCATTCTGTACTAGAGTATCAATAATCATCTTGGCAGAACCGCCTCGACGTGTACCAATCTCTACTAATGCTCCCTCAACACCTTTAATTTTTGATACAGCATTTACAAGAATTTCATATTCCTGAGAGTCTACTCCAAATACTTCTTCATCACTAAAACGAATTATCGCCATTTACATCTCCTATGTCAAAAAATATTTTATCATTCCGCAAGCATATATTACTAAAATAAATGCTTCAATAATAATCAAAGACCATTTTTTCCAATACCATCCCATAAGTAACCATAAAAAATTACCTACTACACTCATATATATGTTTGCTGGATAAATGTTCCATGAGGTAAGAGCAACACCGATGATAAGAGTTCCTGTTGCTAAAATCTCAATAAAAGTCCACAATTTGGTCTGCGACTCCATATTTAATTGCCTCCCTGGGCGTCAACCACACATCTTCTGGTGGTAACAAATATTTTTTAATTGTTGTTTCAGATTGTCCTGTGCATTTTTTATAATGGTCAATCATTCTTTGACTAGTGTTATTAAACTCTTTTACTGATGCCATCAATTCATGTTCTTTTCCTAAAGAACCCCAAGAGAATTGATGCGAAAGAATAGCAGTATTTCTTGTAATGAATCTTTTGCCTGGTTCTCCAGCCATAAATGTAAGTAACCCACAGGAAGAAATTTCTCCAAGCCCATAAGTATAGACTGGGATCTTTGATCCTTTCATTGTATCAATTAGAGCAAAAGCAGCAGTGACAGATCCGCCTGGAGAGTTAATAATCATCTTCATTAATTTTGGGCGATCTTTTTTCATTAAGTTTCTAGCAATAACAAACTTCATTGCTTCGCCACAAGCACTGTTATCGAATTCGCTGTTAAAAAGATAATAGTGGTGATCTTCAATATTTGGAATGTCTATTGTTTTTTCTTCTTTTTCTAAACTCACCTTTTCCTCCATATTTAAAAGAGTGGCAGCGGACATTCCGCCACTCTTCATTATTTTATTTCTGGATGTGTATGTGATTATAGTGACCAGGCACTCTCCAGAGAACAGTATAACCAGCTGCTCTTGCTTCTGCGGCAAGCTGATCAAAACTGTGAGCATATCCTGAACGGGCTTCTACTACACCACGGCCAACATTAATATCAATAGCATTACCTGAGTAATGTGCTGAATGATGGGCGTGAACGTGATGAACACCACCGAATGATGGATGTTCAGATACACGGAAGCCACGTGACTGAAGATCATAACCGTATGCTACAATAGAATTTGAAGCATGGGCGAATCCCCAGTTATCTTCTTGTGCGTCTTGAAAATGACGGGCTTGTTTCTTACTCTTAAACTTTAACTGCGGAGAAACATTCCAGTCTGGTCCACCAAGAATTGCTTCTAGTGGATTTGAGTCT